AAGAGTTTACAAACAAAGATGTAAAAGTTGGGCAGTGCATTTTGTTTCCGTCTATGGTAACACATGGACATAAGGTTCTGCCTTTGCGTGGGGGAAAGAAGTATAGCTTGACCATGTGGACCTGTCGATATGAGGGTGACTCAAACTAAAAATAGTGTTAGATTATTGCTATGTTAGGCCAAGCCCCCATAGCAGGTGCCCCGTTAGCGGGTTCTGGAAGTGTAGCTACTGTTGAAAGCTTTGCTCATGGTTCTTTCTCTGTAACAGGGCAAGTTGCAGGAACTAACATAGCTATCAGTGAGGGCTTTGGAACGGGTAGTTTTGCTACAACGGGTCAGACAGTTACCCCTAACATAGCTATGAACGAGGACTTTGGAGCGGGTAGCTTTGCCGTTACGGGTCAGGCTGCACCTTTAAATGTTTCCGCTAGTCTTGCGACAGGTTCTTTTGCTGTATCAGGTCAAGAAAACAGTCTGATTGCTGGAAAAGGATTGCAATCGGAAGCGGGTAGTTTTGCCGTAACAGGCCAAGACGTAACCACAGTAATATCTGTTAGCGCGATTCTTGATCACGGCAGCTTTTCCCTTACAGGTCAGGATGCGTTTGGGCTTGTCGGAGAGATTTTTGAGGCGGGTGGTTTTAACTTAACGGGACAAACCGCTAACTTCCAAAAGGCTATGCGGTTGACCGCAGATCACGGTAGCTTTGCGGTCACAGGACAAACCTTAGACTTTGGTGTGCAGGTAAGTGCCATATTGGGCCAAGGATCATTTGCGGCAAACTTCCAAGATATAAGTTCTAAGGTTACTAGGGTTCTTGAATTTGGCTCTTACGCAACGACAGGGCAAAGTGTTGACATTGCAATAGCATTGCGCGAGCAGCCTGATAGAGGTTCCTTTGCGGTTACAGGACAAGCGGTAGGCACAGTAATTTCGTTAAGTGAAGACTTGGCGCACGGAAGCTTTGTAACAACGGGTCAAAACTTAAACTTCCAGAAATCTATGAACGCAGAAGCGGGAAGCTTTGCACTGACAGGTTTCACGGCAAACAGAAAAATAAGCGAAGTACTAGATCATGGTTTGTTTGCTGTCACTGGGCAAGCAATAAACTTTAAAAAGACTGCAAACCTTGAGGTAGGTAGCTTTGCAGTTACAGGGCAAGATCTTACTACAAGGTTTGAGGGCAGCGTTGCATTAGATCATGGTTCTATTGCCCTTACAGGTCAAGCGGCAGGTATTTCTGCTCAAAGAATCCTTGTAGCTGATGCGGGTTCATTCTCGCTTACAGGGCAAGATGTTGGACTTGGCATTGCGTTTAGTCTGCCTTTAGATGCGGGTTCATTCTCTCTAACGGGCTTTGACGCAAGTGCTGTATTTACAGAAAGACTGGATGTTGGACAGTTTAGTACGTCTGGTCAAGACGTTACATTTATTTTAGGAGAAGCCGTAGAGGGAGTTTCAATTACCGTATTCATTGGGGGCGCTGCTGTTTACGGTCTAATACTACCCGACCAAGATCCAAATTTTGCAACGATAACTCCCGCGCAAAATCCAGACTGGTCAACAGTAACACCGACACAAGATCCAACGTGGACCCTTGTTGCTTAAAATGGGAATAAAAAGTATATTAAGTGCAATTGAACTTTTTAGATAGGCGCTCAGATGGCTACATATACAGACGCAAATGGCGTTAAACTGATAACTACAGGTGACGAGGCTGGTACATGGGGTTCTAGTACAAACGTCAACCTTCAAATCCTTGATCGTGCAGCTAACGGCTTTGAGTCTATCGCCCTCAGTTCAACGACATACACCCTGACCCTTTCCGCACAGCCTTCTTCTGCGGAGGATGGACACTATAAGGCCATAAAGTTTACGGGGTCGCCCGGTGGCACATGTACTGTAACTTTGTCACAGAATGATAAAGCCAGAGTGTATATGATCCTTAACTCTACAAATGCTGCCTTGATTATTACTCAAGGATCTGGCGCAAACGTAACGATTGAGGTTGGCAAAGGTTCTATTGTTCTTGCGGATGGTGCGGGTTCTGGTGCGGCAGTTACGGATTTTACCGCTGCGGTGCAGAACGTAACAGATTTATCCAGCCCATTTAATGTTGGTGCCACTAGCGTCACGACATCTGGCGTAGAGTTAAACTTGCTGGACGGATCAGCGGCGGGAACCGTTGTCAATAGCAAAGCTGTAATTTACGGATCATCTGGCGAGGTAAATGCCACAACGCTACAGATAGCAGGTACATCTATCACAGCCACGGCTGCGGAGCTAAATTATGTGGACGGAGTTACGTCTGCAATTCAAACCCAAATAGATGGTAAAATGCCTCTTGGGACGGTAGTTGTAACAGTAGCAAACCCCGGTTCAGGTAATAAATATTATATAGATGGGTCTGTACAACAGACGGTGGAGATAAAGCCTTCTGTCACTTACAGGTTTGATCAATCAGACGCTTCCAATAGCGGTCATCCGTTGCGGTTTTCAACCAATGATAACAACAGTCCTAATGCTCCATTTACGACAGGGGTTACAACATCGGGAACACCGGGAAGTGCTGGGGCTTACACGCAGGTAAAGCTGGAGCAAGACGCTCCTTCAGTATTGTACTACTATTGCTCCAATCACTCAGGCATGGGTGGCAAGGCTGTGGTTCGTGGCGTGGGAGACCTTACAGCAAGCCGCGCTTTGACATCTGATTCCAATGGGGATGTTGCAGTATCAGGAGTCACCACAACAGAACTTAATATTTTAGACGGGCTTACGGCAAGTACGGCTGAGCTAAACATTATGGATGGGGTCACTGCCACCACGGCTGAGTTAAACATCATGGATGGGGTCACTGCCACCACGGCTGAACTTAATATCATGGATGGTGTAACAGCAAGTACGGCTGAGCTAAACATTATGGATGGTGTTACAGCGACTACAGCGGAACTTAATTATGTTGATGGCGTAACCTCTGCAATTCAAACGCAGTTAAATGCAAAGTCTCCAATTGCGTCACCTACTTTTACGGGCACAGTTACTATTCCGGGGTTTACAGTTTCTGGGGGAACTCAAAACTGGACAGCTACGGCAAGCGGAACAAATCTTACTTTTGCCTATAACGGCGTTAATAAAATGAGAATTGATTCTAGCGGAAATCTTACTGTGACAGGTGACGTTACAGCATTTGGTAGCTTGTAAGGAGATATTAAATTATGGCCGTGCCAACTGGAGCAGCAAGTCTGAGCGATATACAGACAGAGTTTGGTGGTTCAAACCCGATATCTTTGTCGGAATATTATGGTCTTGTGTCAAGCCCTTCTGGCATACCTACCAGTGGAAATCCTATATCTATTGATGATTTTCGTGGTAAGGATAATGTTTATACTCTTACCTCAGATATTTTTACTAGCTCAATAACTCTTACTGCCGATGATATAAATGGAAGCGGTGCTGCTTGGGTTGGAGTATCTGGAGGTGGCGGCGGCGGTGCTGGTGTACTATTTGGCAACACAGGGTCGGGATCTGGTGCTTTTGGCGGTTCTGGTGGTGTTCATGGCTTATTTGTCAGTGATGTAACAGATTTAATAGGTGCTTCTTTTGTCGCGGGCGGTGGTGGCGGTGGTTCAACCACGGGAGGTACTCCGGGATCAAGCGGCATATCACGTAGGGGTAGTACTGGTGGAACCAGCACTTTCAGTTATGGTAACGTAACCGCCGCTGCGGGCAGTGGTGGCCTTGGCGGTCCTAGTGGTTCTGGTGTTAAAGATCCGGGCAATACAGGAGCAGATACGGGTATAAATATTACGTCTTCTATTGCTAGTTACTACTCTGGGAAAGTTACCGCAGGTACTACAGGAGCTTTAAGAGGTTCTGCGGGCGCGGCTGGACCAGCAGTTTATACGGGGGGCGAAAACACTCCGGGCCAATCTCTTGGTGGTGCTGGCGGTAGCGGTAATCTGACTATAATATACGAAGCCGTGCCACAGGTTTAGAGAGTAGAAAAATGGCTTATACAGACCTAAGATTTAAAGCTGGAATCAACAAAGAGATCACTCCTTATTCTGAGGAAAATGGGTGGGTTGATTGTGATAAGGTGCGTTTTAGGTTTGGATATCCAGAAAAGCTAAACGGGTGGGAGAAAAACTCAGGTAATGCTTTTCTTGGATTATGCCGTGGCCTGCATGAATGGGTTGCCCTTAACGGGGAAAGATTTCTGGGTGTAGGCACAGAACAAAAGTATTACATCAAACAAGGTACAGATTATAATGATGTCACGCCTATCAGATTAATAACATCTGCGGGCGATGTTACTTTTGCTGCCACAAACGGATCGCCAGTTATCACGGTTACAGATGTGAATCACGGTTGTGTTGTTAATGACTTTGTAACTTTTTCTGGGGCAGCTTCTTTAGGTGGCAACATAACAGCCGCTATACTGAACCAAGAGTATCAAGTCACAGAGGTTGTAAACGGTAACGAGTACAAGATATCTGCCCGTACTGTTAGCACTATTCCTAGTATTACAGTTACAGGTGGGCTGAACTCCACGGCTGTAAATGCAAATAGCAGCGACACAGGTAATGGTGGCTCCAGTGCAGTCGGAACTTACCAGATAGGTACGGGGCTTAACTCCTCAGTTGATGGTGCGGGTTGGGGCGCTGGACTTTGGGGCGGTATAAACAACAGCGCCTTTCAGACCACCATAGCAGAGGATCTGGACGCTTCTGAGACAGGGGTAGATGTAGCCACAGGGCAAGGCTCAAGCTTTGCAACTAACGATGTTGTTCTGGTAGGCAGCGAACTTATGACGGTATCCTCTGTAGCAAGTGATACGTTGACTGTTGCTCGCGGCTCTAATGGAAGTAGTGCTGCCACACATAGTAACGGTGCAAACATATTCCTTACCTTGGGCAATACCGACAGCGCAGACAACTTTAACGGTTGGGGCGAAGCTCCTGCCACAGGTACACAGACTGCGGAAACAAACTTGCGTATCTGGTCTCACGATAACTTTGGTGAAGACCTTATCTTTAATGAGCGCAATGGTCAGGTGTTCTATTGGGATAAGACAAACGGTGTAACCACAAGGGGCATAGAGCTTTCTACATTGACGGGAACGCCGACATCTGTGCCCCAGAAGGCTGCACAAATACTCTTATCAGATCGTGATAGGCATGTTATTGCTTTTGGCGCGGATGGTTTAGGCGCAAGCTCATCGACAGCAAAGGGTGATGGATCTCAAGATCCTATGCTGATCAGGTTCTCAAGCCAAGAAAATCCCATTGATTGGTTTCCCACTACTACAAACACAGCGGGTGATCTGCGGATTGATTCTGGCTCAAAGATCGTACAAGCCGTAGAAACAAGGCAGCAAATCCTAGTATTTACGGACGTTGCCATCTACGCAATGCAGTTTATCGGACCACCATTTACCTTTGGTATTAACCTTATATCTAGCAACATAAGCATTGCCGCGCCAAAAGCGGCAGTTGCCGTGGATGACGCTGTATACTGGATGGGCGCAGCGGAGTTCTATGCCTACAATGGTGCGGTGCAACGGCTGCCTTGTACGGTTCGTGACCATGTGTTTGATGACTTTAACTCTGCACAGTCTGATAAGGTTGTTGCAGGATCAAACATATCTTTCTCTGAGGTTTGGTGGTTCTATCCATCAGCGAGTTCTGATGAAAACGATAGCTATGTGGTTTACAATTACCAAGAGGGCATTTGGTTTATTGGGACATTAGACAGAACGGCGTGGTTGGATCGTGGTATATCTGCGCTTCCTGTGGGCACAGGAACAGACAACTATTTGTTCAACCATGAAGTTGGCGCAAAAGCAGATGGTGCTGCCATGACATCGTTTATTGAGTCTGGAGATTTAGGTCTTTCAGACGGGAATCAATTTACATATGTAAGCAGGGTTCTTCCAGACCTTAATTTTCGCGATACTAATGTAGACAACACCACCGTAGACTTTATCTTGAGTGCCAAGAACGCACCCGGTCAGGTGGCTCAAACAACCAATACTGATACTATTACAAAGACATCTAATGTGCCTGTAGATCAGTATACTAGCCAGTATCAGACCAGACTGCGAGGCCGTAGCTTTACGTTTAAAGTCCAGTCAACAGATGCAGATGTATTGTGGCGGTTGGGTATTCCTCGCGTTGATATAAGATCTGACGGGAGAAGATAATGTCTATAGCTCCAGTACCATTCTTTCCAGTACCACCGCCTCAGTATACACAACAGTATATGGCAGAGGTTGTCCGTGCGTTCTCTGTGTTTGCTGCACAAATTACAAACCCCGCTATAGCAAAGCCCATACTCATTGAGATCCCTGCATCTGCACAGGCGCTAGACGAAGTTGGCACTGTATACGAAAGCAATACGGTACTTAGGCTCAAGTCTGCTACGGCAGCAAATAATACTGTGGGTATGCCACTGCCTACTTATACAGTGGCGTCATTACCTGCGGTAGAGACAGGGACTTTAATATACGTTTCAAACGGTGCAGCGGGTAGCCCCGTTGTCGCGTTTGGAGATGGATCTAATTGGTTAAGGGTAGACACACGTGCCGCAGTAAGTTCGTCATAGAAACTCTTACAAAGTTCTGGTACAGTAGTGTGAAATAAGGAAGAAGCATGTTCCCGGGATATAACTCAAATGGATTTGGAAACGGACTTGGTAGCTTGGCTCCCGGTTTAAATTCTGATGTCTTTGGTTCATTACAGCGTTCTTTAACAGACTATATGAATGAGCAGCAAATCCAGCCGTTCATACAAGAAGTGCGGAGCATGGCAAAGGAACGCTTTGGTTTTGGAGAAAATCAAGGCTCAACCTTTGACGTTGGCGGCGGGGCACTTTTATTAGATGGTTTTGGAAATAACGTTTCTCTTAGCGGTTTATCGGGTAGTTTAACTAACGGTGGGCTAGGTTTTCCACAACCTCTGGTCGGTCAGCCCGGCCC